CATCTATAGTATCCACCTTTTTGGCATGAACTTGAGGGAACGCTGGTGCAACGGAATCATGTCTATTGATTCCGTTGGTATGCGCAATTTTTCTAACTTCTTTATTAGATTCCATCAAAGTCAAAGGTAAATTGTTAAAATGGTGGCTATGTGGATACATCGTGATTATATCCTTCAATGGTAAAGCGAAGACAGGACAATATGCGCCATTGACGAGAGCTTCGGCGATAATAAGCGTTCTGGGAGTAAGAGTTGTGAATCCACCAGTTACTATAGTATCTTCGGTCTGTTGGACTTCCAATGGTGCAGTGACGTGTTGAAGATATGTTTCACCCTCTACTGATAATCCACCACCCACAATTACATTATTCTTAACACCTAAAGATGACTCGACATATACTTGTCTATTAGTTCTCAAGGTTATGGTTTTCAATGATTGTATCTCCACTCCATTTTCAGAACCAATATGAACACCATGGGATGCGTTCATTATCAATTGTTTAAATCCTGTTCTTAAAATTGTTCCACCCATTTCAAATGAGCCTGTTGTTTTAAGGTTTATACCACCAGAACCAACATTTCTAGAATACGAATTACCAACAACTTTGGTATCTTTACCACACGGAAAATTTGAGGAGTTATCAATTTCCTCCAACAATGGAACATAATCGTGATTTTTAAAAGTTCCTGTTTCACCAACCAACATTTCAAATGGTTGGCTTCTACCTTTTTCATCTATTTTAACAGATGGATAATCGTTAAATGTAGCACCGATGGTTTCCAATCTATTTCTTTTTATAATAATGTGTTCATCCCCACCATTACCCATACTAGACTCTATTTCAGTCAACACTGGTTGAATATCTTTAACCTGCTCATCAATACTTGAAACAGTTTGATCAGCTTCCCATTTACCATTTTCAGTTGCAGCTGAAACATCTGCACCGAATTCTAAAACACCAGGTGCTCTAGAACCATTTCTTCCCGCACTTTTATCGATATCATCACGAGTCACGCTTCTCACTTGTGCAGTTTGACCGATTCTATTCAATACTGGTGTGTAAAAAGAAACACCGTCCAACAGCGATGTTCTTATGGGAATTATGTTATAGCCTCCGAAAGTATTCTCGACAGAAACAATCTGTGAACCAATTACTGGATTTTTCGCTCTAGTTCCATTTAGTTCAGTTTCTGGACCATTGGGCAAAGATATACCACCTCTTTTAATTTTAAATTTTGAATTGTTTGTCGCAATCTCACTGAAGGCATCTTTCCACTCTTCATGTGCTCTCAATTCACCTTCATCTTTAAAACCTTTGAATATGTAAGATGAACCACCAACTCTTTGATTATAATCACCACTAACAAACTCGCTCGAATCTCCTTTGATAGTTTCAAAATTATCATTTGTTACCAGTGTTTGTTTGTTATTACTGGCAAACTCGGAGTTTACTAAATTGTTGAGATTGATATTGCTTCCAGATCTTTGTGATAATTGGATATTTTCATTATCTGTAGTATTGTTTATAGATAATGAACCACCTCTCTGATTAATAATCAATCGGTTTCTATATTTTTTGGAAACAATTGGATCTCGTTGATTAGCGATTTCTTCAGCTGGCGCGGCTTCTTCATCATCCAATAAACATTGATTTCCAATGTTAACAGCAAAAGTGTCGCAATTACTATCGAATCCGACATTTCTTTCTGTTAAATCAATATCATTACTATATTTTTGCTCACTCATACTATATTTTCAAAATTGTTTGGATAATAAATCGAAGCGGTTGATTCATTATCAGATCTATTGATAAGTGATAATCCGCGATAATCTTGTGTAACACCAAAGTAAACTGGAAAATTCAAATCGCCCATATAATGGAATACCCAAACTTTAGCACCTACTTCAGGAATACCAACCACACCTTTAGATTTATTACTAAATTTTTGTGGGGTATACCCATAAGAGTAAGGATTCGCTTTCATAGATGACGTATTATTGGGTTCGCTAAAAGCGTCTGACACTGCTGTTTTCTTTTGTTCATATAGATATGATGGAGACTTTGATATATCACCGTCTGCTGTTGTATCAACTACAGGTGGTAATAATAAATCTAATGATTCGTCTTCTGCTGGTTGTTCTTGCGGCAAATCAGAAGTATCATTTTTCTTGTTTTGGGCAATTTGTGTAGATTTAAAATTATCAGGAGCTTCCAATTTTTGGAAAGATGTGACCACACCACCCCACGCATTCAATTCTTTTATAGCCTTTTTTTTAGCTTCTAAATCATTTGGATTATCGAGTATCAGGACTTTATAAATATCAAACGTGGGTGGTAGTGAACGCCTGTTAATTTTGTCATACGTTGGCACTGTATCGGCATACTGTAATACAAATGTTCCTTTGGTTGTTTCAATTTTAAACCAATCATTATGTTGCAATCCTAACAAATTCGCTAAACTTTTGGTTACAGCCGCAGATTTATAATGTGTTAATTTATTGTTACTATGACCAATACCTTGACTACTGAATGTATCGGGAGTGGTATCACCATCATAACCATAATTCGATAATTTAATAGGAGGATTAAATCGTTTAACTTCTCCAATTGGAACAGCGTTTATAGCATCAGGATCTTCAATAAACCCTTGAGCATAATTACCATCAGATATAGTCGGAATAATATCATTTTCATTTCTAAATGATCTAGAGCCACCAGACTCACCAAAAAGAGGATTACATGGTTCAGCCCATGGTATATTTTCGACTATCTTATCAAATACCGCAGAATCGCTCCAACTATCAACACCAGGTGCTTTTACTGAAATTTCATCCAATTTCTCAAACCATTCTTCAAATGGCTGATTCGATAATTCTGGTATATAAATTTTAACTCTGTTTAATCCTAATGGATCGTCATTCTTAACGACGATTCCACGATAGAAAGATTCATCGACTCTTCTCGATTCTAAACCAGATCCGCTTCCTCTATTAAACATGCAATATTATTTAATTAGCACATCAAGTTATTCAATGAATGTGTTATAATATGCAAATATAGACAGATATTGTCTATTTTTTAATATCCTAGAATTCTTTTTCTACGAGTATCTGGAGTCGATACTGAAATAGTGTTGGAGAAATCTCCTACAGGAACATTGGTAACAGTGCTAAGGAATGTAAATACCGAATAGGTATTATTATTTTTAACTAAAGCGATCTGACTATTATGAAGAGAAGCAGGAATATTCAACACAGAACCCAATGCATTCACTGTGACATTTGGGAAGCTACCAATCGAAAATGTCGATGCTGTATTAACAGTCGTTCCAATAGATACTTCAGAAGGCGTAAAAGCGACACCAACATCATTAGTAGATAACGAAACAACACCAAGTTGTCTTGATGCAACGAGAACCGAATTACCAGAAAGATAGGTAACACCAGTCGCAGAAAGAGCAGTATTCGTAAGGTTTGGATTTCCTGTTTTTTGTGCGGAAAGAAGGTTTGCGGAGAATGTGTAAATACTCATAATAATATTTAGTCGTTTTGATTAATTTTTTTACAGAATTATATTAATATAAAAACGAGGAAACCCGAGGGTCTTCGGCACCTCGGGTTTCAAAATTTGATGTAGCTAACTGCTTAGTTGCTAACCTTACAGGTATGTCGAAATCGAACCTGGAGTAAACGCAGTACCAAGACCTTTAACGATGATCAAGTGGTAGTAAAGATTTGCACCGAAGATGTTATTCACGATACCATAGCGGGTCATAAGACCAACGCGAGGAGCGAAATCATTCGGGCCAATCGTCCGTTGCACCATAATGGGGATATATGGGCAATAGATAATACCAGTGTCATAGTATTCAGAACCTTTGTAACCCAACAGAGCATACTCAACACCGTTACCACCGTTAGGGGCATTCGTGTAGGAGTTATTGTTTCTGTAGAGAGTGGTGTTCTGAACTTCAGTCCGAGTATCACGATAAACCGTCCAGCGGCTACCAACAGTACCAACCTTGGTCACACCTACGCTAGCAGTAGAGACGGTTCCACCAACTTCAAATACTTTGAAGTCAGGAAGCATCTCAAGGATGCTGCAAACGCGAGGGGTAGCGATAACAAAGTTAGCAGCACCTCTACGGTTACGAGCAGCCATACGACCACTTTCGATGAGCAAGCGTTGATAGAAGGTAAGATTTCTTTCAGCAGTCCAACGACCATCCGCACTAACAGGGCTCCAAATGGAGAAACCTGCTCCAAGACCAGCATTGAAGGCGGTTTGGATCATACGCATCACAACTTCACGGTCGATTTCAGCTTGGATCTCATACGACATTGCATTCGTAAGTTCACCATCGATATCGATACCGTTCATGTTTTTGATGTCTTGCTCCAATTCAACCGACCAACGAGTAGCCAATCTACGTGTTCCAGCAACAACAGCGGACTTGTCGAACTTCAACTCGATTTGAGGGATTTTGCCCGTCAATTCGTAGTTAGACAGAAGTTCAGCAATACCACGGTCTTGATCAGCAAACGACCATTCAGAATGACCCGAAAGGAAGTCGGCAGATGTGCCAGTAAAGCGTGTATCCAGAAGTTGATAACCAAGTTCGTCACTAGCGGAGCTAGTGTCGTTCAGCGAGGCGAGACCATCAGTTCCAGTATAGGCAGCTTTTAATTGAGCGCCAAACGAAGAACCTGCTCCACCAGTGGTAGGTTTACCATCGATACCACCATCGCTCAGAGTATCACCTTGGTAGGCGTAACGAAGAGCAAAAGCAAGACCAACAGGTCCACCCATGGGCTGAACGCCAACGATTTCGTTGGAGATCAATTCAGGGAAAGTGCGTCGAATCATAGGAATAAGAATCTTTGGAAGACGAGCGTCACCAGGAGCATAGCTATCGCTGTTAGCGATGCCATTACCGATGCCAGTAGTCGCACCAAACACGCCACCAGAAGCAGCAATGTTAGATTCTTGAAAGCACCACTGTTCTTGGTTCTCCAAAAGCATAGCAGTCGTTTTGTAAACGTGCTCATTTTGGATAGCAGGAATCGAGTTCGAGCTATAGTCCAAAACTTTGCGCCATTTATTAACGGCTTGTTGCATTTTCGAAGTATTAATGTCAGTTTGTGGGATATTCATATATATTT